AAGAACAATGGGTTTGAAGTATTTTATGTATGGTTTAAAGATGCACTTCTATCTAAGAATGGATATGTAAAAGTCTATTACGAAGAAGAAGAAGATTATGATGAAGAATCATATGAAGGTCTAACAGAAGCACAATTAAATCTATTAGTATTTGATGAAAATGTTGAAATATTAGAACATGAATCATATCCTGATCCATCTGTTCAGCCTATGCCAATGACACCTCCAATGGTGACAGAAGGTCCAGATGTACAACCATTAGATGGTGGTATAGAGATTGATATGCAAACGCAACAAGCGTTTATGCAACCTATGCTTCATGATGTCAAGATTAAAGTTAAAGAAATTAGTGGCAAGATTAAAGTTAAAAACGTAGCACCAGAAAATATTATGGTATCTGTTGATGCTTACGGAACTTGCTTAAATTCTGCAAGATTTGTACAACATCGTGAATTAATGTCTCCTGCTGAAATTGCTGAAACATTTGATATTTCAGAAGATGAAATTGATTCTATTATGGCAGATACTCAAGACGCATTTGAATTAGAATCTAATGCTCGTGATATTTACTCAGAGCAATATGATCGTGCAGTTGATACAAGTGAGATATTAGTTAAAGACACATATCTTAAAATTAATGATGAACGTAAACGTTACGTAGTTATTGGCAATCAAATTATTTACGAAGAAGAATGTGAATATGTACCATTTGCCTGCATTACTCCTATGTTAATGCCACACAGACATATTGGTCGTTCTTATGCAGATCTTACTAAAGACATTCAATTAGTTAAATCTACATTAATTCGTGGTCAATTAGATAATATGTACTTATCTAACAATGGTCGTTATGCTATATCAGACAGAGTAAACCTAGACGATATGCTAACCTCAAGACCAGGTGGTATTGTTCGAGTACAAGGTGAGCCAGGCACATCTATCATGCCATTACAACATGCACCATTCCCACCAATATCATTCCAGATGGTTGAGTATATGGATAGCATGAAAGAAAAACGTACTGGTGTTACTGCTTATAACCAAGGATTAGATTCTAATAGCTTAAATAAAACAGCGACAGGTGTTGCACAAATCATGTCTGCTGCTCAACAACGTTTAGAGTTAGTCGCTAGAACATTTGCAGAGACCGGTGTTAAAGATTTATTCTTACTTGTGCATCGTTTAGTTAGACAAAACTTAACTAAGCCTGATATTGTAAGAATTAGAAACAAATGGGTAGAGATTGATCCAAGAACATGGAAACATCGTAAAGACTTATCTATTTCTGTAGGTTTAGGATCAGGCAATAAAGATCAACAATTAATGCACTTAAATACTATTTTGCAAATGCAAAGAGAAGCATTACAAGTTGGTTTGACAGATCCATCTAAGATTTACAATGCATTAGCGAAGTTGACACAAAATGCAGGATTTAAAAACCCAGATGAGTTTTGGACTGATCCATCTAACAATCCAATGCCACAACAACAACCTAATCCACAAGATCAGTTGATCCAAGGGCAGTTGGCTATTGAACAACAAAAAGCACAAGGTGATATGGCTATTGCACAAGCAAAAGCACAAGCTAACCTACAACAAGAGCAACTCCGTTCACAGAATGATGTTATAATTGAACGTGAGAAGATTGCAGCTCAAGCTGAACTAGAAAGATTTAAAGCTCAGTTAAGAGCAGAAACAGATCTAGCAATCGCACAAATTAAAGCTCAAGCAGGATTAATGTAATGGCAGATAAAACCTTAAACGAAATTAAACGTGGTGAACAAGCAGAAAAGATACTGAACAATGAAGTATACAAAGAAGCCTTCAACACTGTTAAATCAAACATAATTAATGCTATGAACGTGAGTGCGTTGAGTGATGAAAGAACGCATAACCGATTAGTCATCGCATTACAAACCTTAAATCAAATCGAGAAGTCACTTGCGGATGTTATGCAAACAGGCAAGATGGCTAAACTTCAAGTAGAAGACAGACGATTTAAAGTATTTGGGTAAGGGCAGACCCACTTTAGTAGCACATTGCCTAATTAAAAAAAGGAAACATTATGAGTGACCAACCTAATATGGAGTCACCACAAAGTCGTTTAGAAGCGATGCTTGGTGATATTCAAAATGACGTAACTATTCAAGAACAGGAACGTCAACAAGAACAACCACAAGAAGTTGAGGCAGAAGAAGAAGAGATTGCTGAAGAAGCAGTTGATGAAACAGAATCCGATGAGATTGATCCAGAGACTGAAGTTGATAATGAAGAGGACTCCGATGAGGAACAACCTATTGAGGTTATCAAACTAAAAGTTAATGGTGAAGAGATCGAGAAACCTCTTGACGAAGTAGTGGCATTAGCTCAACAAGGACTTGACTACACTAAAAAGACACAAGAAGTTGCAGAGCAACGTAAAGAATTAGAAGCTTTACAAGCACAGTTTAATGAAACAACTAAACAGTTTCAAGAACAACAGCAACTTAATAACTTGTTAATTGAAGATGTAGCAAAAGTCACGGCACTAGACCAACAACTAGCACAGTATCAAAACGTGGACTGGCAAAAGTTGTCTGATAGTGATTTCGTGGAGGCACAAAAACTTTTCTTTCAATACAATCAGTTGCAACAAGAACGCAACCAAGCAGTTTCACAGTTTGAAGCCAAACGGCAAGACGCATTAAATAGACAGCAACAGATGATTGCAAATCAAGTCGCTAAAGGTAAAGAACAGCTTTCTAAAGAAATACCTAATTGGAGTCCAGAGACCACCCAAGAAATTGTTTCTGTTGGTAAGCAATATGGATTTACTGATAACGAACTTAATGCAATTATTGATCCTCGGCACGTTAGAGTGTTGCATGATGCTATGCAATGGCGAAAATTACAAAGTAAAAATTCGGTAACAAAGAAAAAGGTCGCAAGTGCCAAACCTGTTGTGAAGCCAGGTTCAAAAGACCAAAAACGAGTAGCTAGTTCTAATGTACAAAAAATGCGTGACCAATTACGCAAAACAGGTAGTTCAGATCTAGCAAGTAAATTAATAGAAAATATGATTTAAAGGAGTTTTAATCATGGCAGTTTCAGCAACCAATACCTATACAGGTGCAGGTATCGCAGAATCGTTTGAAGACGTAATTTTCGATATTTCCCCTGAAGAAACACCATTGTTATCAATGGCTAAAAAGACCTCAGCAGGTCAAACATATCATCAATGGCAAACAGATACTTTAGCCGCAGCAGCAGCTAACGCTCAAGTTGAAGGTGATGACGCATCATATGCTACATTAGCAGCAACAACAGTTCTTGGTAACTATTGCCAAATCTCTCGTAAAACAGTGAACATTTCTAACACATATGATGTTGTTCGCAAATACGGCAGAAAATCAGAAGTTGCTTATCAGTTAATGAAAGCTGGTAAAGAACTTAAACGTGACATGGAATACGCATTAGTTCGTAACCAAGCATCATCAGCAGGTGGAGCAGGTACAGCTAGATCATCAGCAGGTATCGAATCATGGATCTCTGGTAACAGAGTTTTAGCAACAGGTTCTGCTTCTGGTACAACACCAGGCTTTGCAGCAGGTGTAGTTGCAGCTCCAACAGATGGTACTTCAGTAACATTCATTGAAGCAGATCTTAAATCAGCTTTAGAATTAGCATGGTTAGATGGTGGAGATCCAACAACTATCCTTATGTCTTCTAAAAACAAAAAAGCATTTGCTAACTTTGCTGGTATCGCTGACAAGCAATTCCAAGTTAATGGTACAAACCAAGCAGTTGTTACTGGTGCTGCTGACGTTTATGTATCTGACTATGGTACACACACTGTTAAGTTAGATCGCTTTATGCGTGATGAAGCAGTATTATGTATTGATCCTCAATACGTTGCTGTTGCGTCTTTAAGACCTATGACAAAAGAAGAACTAGCTAAAACTGGTGATTCTACTAAGTACTTAATGACAGCAGAATACGCATTAGTGGTTAATAACCCAGATGCACATGCTAAAGTGCAAAACGTTGGTGTTTAATACTTGTATTAAAACACTCACTTGATATAATTAGGGGTAGGCAACTACCCCTTTTTATTATGGCTATATTATTTGACAAAGATCCTCTAACCGGAGTTATACAATATTTCGATTACGATCCAACAAAAGACGAAGTACAAATCACAACAGTGCAAGACACAACTGCATTGATTGAAGAATTAAAACAAAAACGCAATAATCCAGAAGCATGGTCAAAAGGTGTTAAAGAAAACTGGGTGCATTATGCAAGTATCCCACCAGTTGTTGAAATGGCGATGAAGAATAAAGGGATAGATATTTACAACAAGCATCAAACTAAAGAAGTATTAAAAGAGATTAATGAGTTTTACCCATGGTTAAAAACAACAAATAAACGACATGGATAATAACGAATTACAAAGAATACAGGTAGCAATTCAAGATCTTTTAGAGAAAGAAAGATACGAGGATGCACTACCTATTATTAATCAGGTATTAGAAACTTTACCTAATAACGCAGCAACATTAAACTTCTTAGGATATACATGGCTTATGGGTGAAAAGCCTGCCATCGCATATCAATTCTTTAGAAGAGCATTACAAGAGAATCCAGGCAACAAATCATTATGGTGTAATTTAGGTCGTGCAGCACATGATCTAGGCAACTACGAAGAAGCTATTAAATACTTCTTAAAATCAGCAGAATTAGATAACAACTATGCAATGGCATACAGTAATGGTGCTGCTAGTTTAGTGCATACATCACAATGGAAAGATGCAGAAGAATCTTGCAAACTTGCATTAGAAATAGATCCTAATGACAAGAACGCACAAATG